TGATTGGAGAAAGCGCATTAAAAGCCGCAGAAGCGGTTGTTTGACCTGTACCACCGTTAGATATACCGAGCGTCCCAGTGAGTGCGCTGGTGGGTATTGTGGAGCTTGCAGTGACATTGCTGGATCCATTGGCATACATATAGCCAGTCAGTCCAGTTACAGCCAGATTTGTTGTGGTCAAGTTTGTAAATGACTCGGAGGATGAACCTGGGACCTTTTCCCACACACCACCAGTAAAGATGGCCCAATCTCCCACATTCCAGCCTGAAACACCATTCAAAGTGGTGTTACCGGCCACAGAAACCACATAGTAATAGCTTTGCGTGCCAACAGAAGACGTCAATGTAGGCGTATTGGTGCTGGCATTCCAAGTACCCTGATACGTTGGAGAGTTGATAGCTTGGGTACTGACAGAAGTGATTTGACCTTGACTATTGACTTGAATGACTGGAATTACAGATGCAGAACCATAAGTTCCTGATGTCACGCCAGTATTTGAAATTGCAATTGTGACTGGTGCTGAACCATTGAATGATGTACCAGAAAGTCCAGTTCCAATCGTCAAAGTGCTTGTGGTGGCCGCTGTAACCGTTGTAGAACCACCCAAACTAACAGCATTTCCATTGATTGTGATCGTACTGTTGGTCAACGAACTGTTGCCAATGTTGCTCAATGTATTAGAAGAACCGCTGATTGTTTTATTGGTCAGCGTTTGAGTGCCAGACAATGTAGCAACGACAGTGGTATCAATTGAAATGGTACCTGTGGAAGTGATAGGACCACCCGTGAGACCTGTTCCAGTTGCAATTGAGGTAACACCACTTCCAGTTGTTACAGAGCCCCATGCGCCGTTTGCGTAGCCTTCAAACAACCCAAGGTCGCTGTTGTACCTGAACATTCCATTAACGGGGGTTCCAGGTCGAGCAGAAGTTCCACCGGCTGGGAATGTCAAGCTGGCAGTACCAGGAACCACTGGGTTGTTGGCCAAACCAATTGTTGGTACGCCACCCGAACCATTTCCATTTGCAACAGATATTTGATTGGCCGCGCCAGTTATTGTGACTTGGCTGACTGCGGTTCCATTGATTGTGACAAATCCAGTGCCTGAAGTACTAGCAAAATTGGCCAATGTCCCTGAGATGGACAATGTTGGGTTTCCAGATATACCATCACCGTTTGCTATAGACAAACCAAGACCAGAAACAAGAATTGACCGGTTGATAATTGTGTTTGCTGTTGACTTGACCAGCATCCCATAACCAACAGACTCCAAGCTGGCAGAAGAGCCATTCAAAGAGATTTGGATGCTAGATTGTGCGCCGTTATCAGTGATGCCTAAGCCTGTACCTGTAGCCAAATATCGGCTGGAGGCCAAGGGAGAAGTAGTTCCAACAGTGATAAAAGTGTATGAACTGAGGGAGGGAGTGGCTTGAATTGCACCAGTCGTCGTTTGGACCGTTACTCCATTTTGGACAACAGGAACCGCCTCTGTGCCAGTCAGAGCAGAGGCTTGGGGTAATTGGGTTATCTGTACATTTGCCATGTTGTTACTGCCCTGGTGATGGACTGAGTGTATCTAGGTTTCCGTTGTCTGATGGTGTTTGTGTGTTATTTTCAGGTGACAAATCCCACTGATTGTTGCCAGTGGTTTGAATTGCATCTGGCACCACAGGTATTGCCTCGTCTGGCCTTGGAAAACGAATGTTAATCCGCTCTGTCCTTCTGGCCGCTAAACGATATGGGTCCTTCTCATCTTTGCATCCTTGCTCACACACCCTTAGACCAGGGAAGTTAAAGTCAGCACTTAACTCCGCATGGGGGCGCTTCATCTTGCAACGGTCACATACCGCAATTGCAATGTCTGAATAGCCGCGTGTATCTAAGAATAAAGGCATTAGACAACCTCCAAACGATTGTTTTTTCGGATATTGTCAATAGCAGGTATGACTTGTAAGTTCCAAGGAACGTGCATACCAGATACAGATTCACCCTTCATGGGAATTATATGATCCACATGATATTTGAGTCCAATTGAATTAAGAACTGAACAGTATTTATAAATACATTCCATTTCAAAATTATCTATTGGCAATAACCAAGCAGGCATACGTTCTATTTTGCTTGCTCGATATTTTTGAACATTTTTCAATCTTTTTTCAGGATTGTTTTTTTGCCAAGCAATAGTTGCCTCATTCTTTTGAAGTCGATACTTTTCTTTTCTTTCAGGATCGGCATTCAACCATTGTTTATGCTGTTGATTTTCTATATCACGGTGCAGTTCTTTATGTTTTCTTCTATGTTCTGCTCGTTTTTCAGGATTAGATTTTCTCCAATCATTAAGCCTAAGTAACGCACAACCTAAGCATTCACCATTTCTTGTTGCTCTTTCCGTTTCATGACCACGCAAACAAGGCTTGCCCGTGTAGTAACGGGTCAATCCTTTTTCTTTAGCTTGTGATCTTGAAATAACATTCATTTTTAATACTTTTATCTAGTATATACACTTATGTTAGGTGAAAAGTATTCAGGAGACCTGTCACGTTCTTCATTTTCCACATCAGCAAGGAACTTGTCAGCCATTTTTTCAAGATATGCTATCCGAGTGGGGTCAACCGCAGGCAATTCCAAGCTCATACGGTGAGCCAGCATGAAAATTACAGCCTCATACCATCTTTGAGGTATTGCCAACTGTCCAGATAGGGATCCAACGTCCTCAATGTAGGCTGAGTACCATACTGTTGCCTGTACAAATGAAGTATTTGGGACTGGCCACAAGGTAATTGTGGGCTGATTGATCGTTCTTTGGAAATAATACTGAAACGGCTGGTTTGCAGTAAAGTTTTTGTTGGGTAAATTGGTGTAATCGTCCCTATTTAGGCGTGACATCTCAATTTCACGGCTGTTATTACCCAAATACAGCTCTCTCAGCGCCAAAGTTGTGCCGTTTGTGGCCACCATGCGGTAAAAACTGACGTTGGCACCAGGGTCAATGTCCTGCCACACCCATTGTCCATCTTGAACAGCCACATTTGTGCCCGTATACAAGGTTTGCCAAGTTGTTCCATCAAGAGACGCCTGCAATTGGTAGTTCCAAGTTGCAGTTCCAAAGTTGGCAATGTATGGCATGAACCCAATTGAGCCAATGTATTGGGGATTATTGGTTCCGTAGATCACCTCAAAGTTGCCATTGGGTGAACTTTGTTGGCAATAGGTGTTGGTGTTGTTGTCATACAGATTGGAAACCACTCCACCTGCACTCGATGTGTAATTGCCCGTAGGCTGGGCCATTTGGCGATACAAGACATTTAAAGCGTCATTGGCACCCACAGGTAGCAAGTACTCATATTGATTCGCTACAAGTCCAATTACAGTCTTGTACAAGGCAAAGTACTGAATGCCGCGGTTCATCATGTTGGACAAGAGAAAATACAAGTTTTCTCTGGCGGCAACTTGCTGTTCTGAAGTGGTTTCTTCAGCTAATTTACCGCAACGACGAACCGCATGATCGATGACGGTTTGAACGCTGACAATAGTCTGACTTGTCGTTCCTGAAAATGCCATTTTTTTTCCTTACCAGCCAGGACAATTCCAACGTCTTAAAGATGCCTTTGCTCTAGGAGCATCTCCTTTTGCGTGTTCCACAACACCTACCATGCGAGAACAAAACGAATCTTTTCTCGCGCCACCTTGAGGCTGTGGTGCCTTTAAATGGCTTCCAGTCTCACGGTTGTATTTTGCCCGACCTTTGGCCGTCAATCCTGCGCCTTTTTCAACAGAGAGCTTTTCACCGCGTCCAACAGCCAAAGAAGGACCGCCCTCTTTGTGCTTTGCTGTCTTGGCTGATTGTTTGAATGCCTCGGCTGTGGGAGCGCCTGGTGCCCCTGGCTTTCTCATCTTTTCCTTTGATCCATGGGCTATCCGTTCCTGTTTAGCATGGATATTGGCATAAAGTCCGCCCTTGGCCATTTTCTTCTCCTTGTCAGCTTTAACAAATTCTTTGCCAACTTTTTGTGGAACACCACCAAACCCACCTTTAGTGTGGGCGGCGGCCTCCATCAGCCTATGTTGAGCAGGTGACTTGCTAGGCATTATGAACCAACGCCCGTTACAGAATTATTGTTTTGAATCAATTTACCAATAATAATTGCCCCAGACAAAATAGCAGTTGAACTAGTTGTAGCAATTTGCCATTGAATATCGGATTTTTGTGGGTATGCAAATGGAGCTGACGATCTGTCAATTACATACACTGAACTAAAGCCTTGAGTCAATACATTGTATTGAACACCATTTACTGTTTGTTGAACGTTGTAATACATTCCATTACCACTGCCCAATGTATTATCAGAATTAACTTCTACTACATTCAAATAAA